AGTAGTTTACAACGAGTGTGGGAAAGTCTGAAGTTGTTCCTTCCGCTACTGCAATAACTTTTGCTCTAATAACACCAGTAGAATTTTGAATATCTTTGTTTAGAAAATTATTAACATCAATATCCACACCAGAATATTGTCTCTGTAATTTCAAATAATATACATTTAAATTGACAGTTACTTTTCCTCCAGTGACTGGAGTATTTTGAGTAAAGATTGCGTCAGCAAAATTACTGATTTGATTTTGTAGGATTGTTTGAGATTGTGTTAATTCTCTTGCTTGTACAGCAAATCCTGGTTTGAAAAGTATTCTGTGAAAATTCTTTGATGGGTCAAAGTCATCATAGTATGGTTCAACATTAAAATTTAGAGCCATTTTGTTCCCTTAGTATCCTAATACAAATCTTAGTTGTTCTATTCCGTCAGCACTTCTTTGAATGGAGCTTCTATTCTCAACAAAAATTATATGTCCAGAAAAAATATCATAATCAGGATTGCTTATTGATAGTGTAGTTCTTGCAGTACCAGTTACATTTCCAAATAGTGTAGAATTGATTACTGGAGTTCCTATTGTATTTATTAACTTAACCACACCGGATGCATCATCAAAACTTAAAACTGTGGCTTGAAATGATGATGATTCTAAACTTGTTCCTTGATATACAATCTCATCGGGAACATATGTACCAGTTCCTTGTACAACGAAAATATCAGTAGTAGTTTTAAATATTTGTGAGTTAGCTGGATCTGGATAACTTCCTTGTGAATATGGATTAACTACAAGTCCTACTTGACGATAATCAATATCTATAGGAAGTAATCCACCTTCATCACCATCAAACTCTGCGGTAAACATTACATGAGAACATCCTAATTCTGATATAGGATCTGTTCCGTGTCCTGATATTGGTGAAACTGGAGCAATAGCTACTGCTCCTGATCCTTCTGTAGTGGTAAATATGACATTAGCATATGTATAGTTTCCTCCAGGATTAGTCACAGTGACATTAGTAATAACATTACCTGTTACGGTTGCTGTTCCTGTTGCTCCTGTCCCATCACCTGTAACTGTCACAATAATAGGATTGTTTGCTGGATTGTATCCTGAACCACCATCAATTACATTAATAACGTCAATATTACCTGAACCTGCTGGTGTTGTCTGCCATGATGGATAGTATTGAGATGTTGGTCCTGGTCTGCCAATAGGTATTGGCATCCAAACAGTGTCCATGAATTTCAACTTTGAACCAATATCAACACTATACATGTATTTCCACTTATATCCATCGGCACCTAGATATAAATTATTTGATGTGTATGTTCCCGGTTGAAAATAAGGTTCATCAGATACAACACCACCGTCATTATTCCAAAGACATTTAAATACTTGGTCAAAACGATTCTTTACATAGAATTTTTTGACTAAAAATCCATTTTCATCTTGTTCCAACATATCAACATCATCTTGATAGTAATCGTAAGTTTGTCCTGCTTCCCAATTGATTCTCTCAATAACAGGAGAAATATTGTTTGTTCCTACTTTTTTAACAACAAAAATATTCTTATAGATTCTTTTTAGATTTTTTTGATCTTGAGTAGGAGCAGGTGGAGCACTTTCATTTGGCCAAGGCTCAACTTTTGCTAAAAAGCAGTAGAAAGTTTCCACAAAAGATGTTGTTGCAAGTATTTGAGAAACAGGAGCATAATACTGCTCTCTAACTCCTGTTAGTCTTGCTCCATATGTGATGATGTTTTTATTTGCCATGGTCTATTTATTATGCTGTTATAGAAACAAAGGTATTTGCTAAGTCACCATCAATACTGAAATACCTCAAATACGCACAAGACTCTGCAATAATTGTGAATGTTGTTGAATGTTCAGTAGAATTGTTAGCAAAACATCCATGTGTAATTGTTTTATTTTGTGCTGCTGAATTTGTAATCCAAACTTCAACAACTTTACCATATACAAAATTACTCAGGGTGATAGTAGCATTGTCGTTTACATTAAATTTTATCAATGAATCTCTATCAAAATCTATATTTAAAGTTGTTAATGTAGATTGTACATTTGGTGTATAAATGAAACCTTTTTCTGGTGCCACAGTACCAGTAAAATAAACAGAATCAGCATTAAATGAAGCAATCTCATTAACAACATTTGAACCCGTTGGTGTATTCCAAAATCTTATTCTGGATCCACGATTTGTATCCGAATGATTTTCAGTAGCAACAAAATCAATTCTTGCATCACCAAATGGTGCATATCCTGTAGTACCATAAGAGTTACCAGCAATACGCAACAGAATATCATTGTTCTGTGTCGCTGTTGGTGCATCTACTGTACCTCTGGCTGCTCTACCGGCAATGACAGGGTATGCTGTATTTGAAGTACCAAAAGAATCAATCAACACTCTAGCAGGTGTATTTGCTTTACTGGTCAATTGCATCAATGTGCCGGACTGCGTTGGAGTTTGTGAACTTCCTGCGCCCGTGATTCTAAAGGCAGCCTCTGTTGTACCAAAGTTACTATTTGCAAGAGTCATAGTGCTGTTGACAGTTACAGCACCCGTCATGTAGGTGTTTGCAATCATCGTCACATTACCCGTAAGTGTTGAAGTACCACTTACAATTAGATTACCTGTTGTGATGGGACCTGTAGAACTTGTTGTTCCTAGAACTGTAACATTTCCAGTGACAGTTAAATCACCATCAAATATTCCTGAGGTGTTTGCCAAAGCACTATTTGCTTTGCTATAAGCAGCAGTTGCTAAAGTGACACCCGCATTGGCACTATTGAATGCTGATTGAGCAAATGTATTTACCGCTGCAACATTAGTATTCGTTGTGGACATTTGTGCTTGCAACGCCACAGTATTACCGGAAGCAGTATTTGCTCTACCGTAGGCTGCTGTTGCTAGTGTATTGATTGCAACTGTATTTGCTGCTGCCACGTTTGCTGTAGCAAATGCCTCTTGTGAGAAACTTGCTGACGCTGCTGCGGTATTTTGAGATGTTCCGTCAGCAAAAATGATAGGTTTTTTCACCAATCTAAAACCAGTACCATCAATCATTCTTGCAACAACATTTGCCTGCTCAAATCCACCAAGAACAAACTCAATTTGCTTGCCTGAAGTAATTGAACCTAACATCAAGTTACCACCCGGATCACTTGTTCCATCGCCAGCAACAAGCACATATCCATCTAATGGATTTGTGCTATAGTTAGAGTTATTAATACCCAAATCAATATAATAGGTTGTATCTGTCCCAATGTCGGCAGTCACAACATAGTCTGCCGACCCATTTGCTACACTATTCAATAGATTGACTTGTAGATATGCTTCAGAATCTCCTGCAAACTGTGCAACAACATCAGGAAGAACAATAGGATTATCCCCAACGTTTAATACATTGTTAGCATATAATCTTTCTGCTAGTTGTGTTGCGGTGAACTTACCTGTTATTCCTGTGGGAATATCAACACCGAGGAACAGACTGTTTGATGTATTTGCATTCAGTCCTCCTGGGATATTTGGTAGTTGTGAAATTTTTACTGTTGACATGGTTTATCCTAATAAGATGATACTATCGTCTTCCGTCGTGATTATTTCTCCAGATTCTGTGACTAGTTCCGGGAAGTATTGAATGCCTAATGGTCCATATATAATAACTTCGTCTTGTTTTCCGAGTGTGCCACCAGCAGAGAACGTTCTGAGAACACTCAGATTTGCTCCTTGTGATGCTGATACATTAGAAGATAGTACAAGACTTCCAGCCGTGTAGTTAATTGAAGATACTGTTCTGATTTCTCCATTAACTTTTACTTGGTCTCCAACATAAACAATATCTTTTAATGGATAAGCAGTGTTGCTATAAACACCATTATTAATGATGTTGTATGTGCCAGTTAGTGATACTATATTTATTGTGGTGCAGGAAGAAACCGCAGAAACTTTTGCAACATTCGGGAATGTCAACCAAGTATTTGCAGCAATCGTGACACTATTCGTCGCAGGACTAATTAACGTAATTTCTGAGTGAACTGCCGGACCATTTGTTGGAGACAGTGATATTGTGCTATTTGCAAAAATGAAGTCTGCAATATTAACGCCGGTGCCTAAGTTATAGAATGTGATTGTATTGCTGCTTAGGTTATTGAAGTCTGTTGTAATAACTGCGTTTGCTGCTGCCGTCTGTGTATAATAAAATAGATTCTTTCCTTGAAATGCTGCTTCTGTTAAGTGCAAATCAACAGCATTATTGGACTTGAGTGCATATCTTCCACGAACTTGTGTTCCTGTAGGATGAATTAATCCTAACAGTGCTTCTCTGTATTTTGCAATCTCTTTTTCTACAGTAATTTGATATGTAAATCTATTGTTTTTATCATCCTGTAAAATACTAAATGCACTTGGTTGTCCTCTACTATCTAGATATTGACCTTGACTGAATGTTAAACCATTTAAGAAAGTTGCTGTTGCCTTTGCAGTTCCATCACCATATGTTTTAATACCATTTGTAAATTGCGGGCTTCCAATATAAAAGTAATTCTCTGGATATGGAGCATTTACTATATCTAAAACCATACTTTGATTTGGTATTTTTAATTTTTCTATTGGATCTGGTGTTGTATTATAGTTATAGACTCTTAATCTAAATTTTGCTTGTTCTTGAACTAAATTTGATTCTATCTGAACAATAGAATCAATATATGCCAAATAGGTTGCAGATGTTAGACTTGCTCCTTGATAAATCGTATTTCCTGTTTGTAACAATTGACTGAAATTTGTATTAGAAACAACAATATCTTGTACTCTTAGAGATACTGATGGTGCAGCAATATAATCTTCTCCAGGATATGTCGTACTGATAGTTGTAATAGAACCAATACGGTCTGTTGTCAAACCAAAATCTGCTCCTTGTCCCAAAACACCATCAACATACAATGCTGCATTTGCACCACCTGAAGTGTTTACTGTAATAGTGGGTAAAGCATCTAAACGATATCCCATTCCTCCTTGGGAGTATGAACCTTCACCAAGAACATATTCCACTGAAGTGATTGATCCGTTTCCTGAAATGTTTGTGACATTCGCATATGCGCCATATCCTGAACCACCAGTAAAAACAATAGTATCATTAACTGCATACCCATCACCACCATTTGCTATTTGGATTGGTGCTAATATTCCTAATGAACCTAGATTTCCAGGTGTCGCATAGTAGTCTGTTGGATAAGTTGATATAGCAGCAACACTGATTTGGTTCTCGGCACTAATACCTCCACCACCATTTAACACACCAACTGAGCTAATCGGATAAGAAAAGAATGATATTGTGTTTGAGAATGCACTAATCAAACTTGTATTAGCATTTGCAATTGAACTAGGGTCAATAAATGTATAGCTTGTATTTCCAATAGGAACATTTACTGCAAAAGTAATACTATAAGGAATAATTAAACTAACATTTGCTGTTAAATTTGATGTATCATCAAAATTTCTTACTTCTGCTAATGCTCCAGAAGCATTGTAGATTATAATATCTGTATTTGAATTTGCTACATATCCATAACCACCATCTAGCACGGTAATTCTCTGTATTGATCCCAATGTTGCAGAACCAACCACAGCAGTTGCTCCAATTCCTGTGTTTGAGTTTAACCCACCATATATAACGACAGGATCGCCTGCTTTATATAACTGTCCTCTATTGTCTGGATTAATTCTTATTTGATTAATCTGACCAATAATTTTTGCACGAAGAACATTACCATTAAATAAAACTGGTTGATTGTCAGCATCAACAACCTTTGCAAATTCTCCTGATTGAAAAACTCTAGAAATATTTGATATAAAAATTTCTGTTTTTGTATTTGCTAGTACAGCATTTTCAATGGTAGCAATTGTTTTTGATGTTTCTCCAAGTAATCTTAAATTTTTAGTTTCAAGAAAATTGGGATCATCTGACGCCAAACGAACACTCTTTGCAATATACCAAACACCATCAGATGCTTTTAGAACTGCATCATTTGTATTAAAATACTCAAAATCAGAATCATAAAGTAGTCTGAACAGAAAACTATATGATGCTGGTGTTCCTTTTGATTTGTATAATTGACGAGCAACTTTAATGGCTTTTCTTTTATCTACTAATGCATCTTCAGGAAAATATGGAAGAAAGTCATTGACAAAATAATCAATAAATTCATTGGTAGTTGCATCAATATCTTTATAGTTCAATAAATTTTTTGAACGACTTAGAGCATTACCATTCTGTTCCATCCACTCATAATATGCTTTGATAAACTCAACAAATTTGGAGTAATCTGGATTATCCCTGATAAACTCAGGGAGTTGAGATGGTATTAATATTGAAGTCTTGTTATCTGTTGCCATTATGTTTTAGTAGTTAGATTTACAGTAATAGCAGAAGGATCAAAATCATCTACTGTAATTATTCTATTATATGATGATGAAATAATAGTGGAAACTGGAGTTGCACTTAATGTCAGTTCTCCCAAATCATTATTAACATTTAATGGATTAAATGAGTTAAGTTCAACTAGGCCTGTTTGATAGTCAACAGTTCCCACACTATTTAACACTATCTTTACTCCGCTTGCATTATAATAATATGTTTGTAGTGTACCATATCTACCTTCAATGTTTGGTATAGCAACACCTAATCTTCCAGTAGTATCATTTGCAGCAGGAGTGATAGCAATAGCAGCACTTGTATAATTGTTTCCTTTTGCTGTGACTGTTATTGCTTTAATAGTTCCGTTTGGATTGATAGATGCTATTGCTGTTGCTCCAGAACCATCACCATTGATTGTCACTGTAGGTGCTGTTTGATAATTAATACCAGGATTTAATATAGAAATAGATTCAATACCACCAGAAGAAGATGGTAGTTCTTCAATATAAACACTTGTTAGTGTATTTGTGAGATTTTCTGGATCTCTGAAATCCATAGCAGGAGAACTAGTGACACCACTTTGGAACATACCTTTTTCTAACTTTGTTCCAAAATAAAGTTTATAACTTGAAGGAACAGTTAGTGTGGGATAAAACTTCTTCTGTACTCTCAAAGACAATTCATTTGTTATGATCGATGGATCAGATGCCTTAACAGCATCGTTTACATCTGTAGCCAAAAAAGTAGAATTAAATGTATTGAGTGATGAATTTGTGAAATTCAATATCGCTGTTTTTACTTTATTTTGTATTTGTGTTGATGTTAAATTTGTTTTGTTTGGATCATAAAGAACATTTGCTGTTATATTTAAATAAGTATAATCTGGATCAACTAAAGTTGGTTGTACAGTTAATACAGAAATTGGATTAATAACATCTTTTACAATTCTTTCTTTTTGTGCATCAGTAAATAAAAATGCTCCAGTAGGTTTGATTGCAACAAATACTTGTCCATACACAGGAGGATCATTCTCTTGCCCACCCCATACGTTAACAGCATCAAAAGAATATCCTAAATTGTTCTGTTGTATTAATGTGATATAATCATTCTTTGATACTGCACGATTCTGTGCAGCATATGATTTTGGTGCTTGAAACTTAATTGAATCAATTGATTCTTTTTCTGATCCATCCGTTGCTGCTGTTACTGATTGAATGGAAGTATTACCAAATCCTGTAATAGAATCTAAAAGTATGAAACTATTTGCTCCAGCTGCCGCAGTTCCGTTTGTTGAAAGATACGATAGACGAACTATATTACCATCAATTAGAGTTTTTCCTATGATATCATCACCGAAGTATATTTGATAGTTTCCTTCTAATCCTTCTTGCAAGAAATAAACTGTGCTAGTGCCATCTAAGAGAAGTGCATCTGTTGCTCTTGTGTATACTACACTTGCTGTGTTTGTTCCAGATTGTTGTACAGAAACTTCTAATGTTGTCGTATCGATTGAGTTATCTGGAATATCAAACAGTAATTCTGGATTTGAAGTTGTATCTACTGTAAACGAATAGTCTACTGGTGTTCCTTGCTTAATTGCTATATCAGAAAACTCTGCTTCTCCAGACACAACAGAAACAGTATGTGAATCTTCAGTAACAAAAATATAGTTTACACCGTCAATTGCTTCAGAAACAAACTTTGTATTCTTTGGTAAAGTAAGTAGAGAAGTAGTAACTCCGTATGCTGTTACGTTAATTGTTGCACTTGGAGCTATAGCAGACTTAGGAGTATAATTTAGTAGTTTAGCTTGTGATACAACAGAACTTCTTTGTAATGCAGTATCTAAGAACATTTCGTTTCCTACCATGTTCAAATAGTATGCATTATACTGTGTATTATATGCTAGAATATCTAAGAGAGTTGATAGAGCAGAGCCAGAAAAGTTATAGTCTTTAAATGTGTTCTGACTTTTTAGAAAGTCTATCAGATTTGATTTAATGTCTGCAAAATCTAAGTCTGCAAACTGAATACTTGAGTTGGCTGTTGCCATTATCTTGACCTCTCAAGAAGTAAATTGATTGACGACGGTGTAGTATTATTTCCAACAAAGAACTGTAACTCTACGAAAAAAGTATTTTGATCTTCTATTGAAAGAACGTTGACATTAATTAAATTAATTCTAGGTTCGTAGTTTACAATTGTGTTTCTAATTTCAGTTTCTAGTGCTGCTGCTGTAATTGCTGACGATGGTTCAAACAAATAACCATTGACATTTGAGCCTAAGTCTGGCTGAAATGGTCTTTCAAAGAAATTTGTTAGTAGTAGATTTCGGACTGAACGAATTACAGCGGTATCATCGTAACTCATAGAAACATCTTTGGTTACGGGATTCATGGCAAATGTTAAATCCAAATCTGAATATATTTTTTGTAGTGTAGTAGCCATCTTCTATTTATTATGGTTATTGTGGTGGTCCAACAGTTCCACCTTGTGGATCCGAGTGAGTATGACCAGTCAAACTGATGCCACCACCAACAACATCTCCTGTTGCTGTAATCTGTCCGTTGACGTTTAAATTACCAGTTAAATCAAAAGAACTTGCTGTTGCTACCACCTGTGAAGCTTTTAAGTTTACATTTCCTGAAACTGTTATATTGCATGTTCCTTGAATATTTACAAAATCATCACCTGCTATAATCTCATAGTTTTTACCTAGAACTTTTGTAACTTTACTTCCATCTGGACGCATTTCAACATAGGTACCAGTTCTGTGAGCAAGGTTAATTCTTTCAGCATTCGGTGTATCATCAAACTCCATTACATGACCAGACTCAGTTTCTTTAACGTCATTGTATGGTGGAACTGCTGCGTAAGCAGACTTAGGTTCACTCCATTCTGTTCCTGCTGCTGTCTGTACTCCTGTTGTCAGAGAGTTGTTTCTTCTTCCTATGATAGTCTGTGAAATTTTTTCGTTTCTATACAGTCTGCTCGTTGTAGGTTCACCAGGATATCTAGGATTTCTTTTGATAGTTTCACCAAAAGCTTTAGGTGCATTTTCTAGTTCTTGATTTGTTCTAGGATCATTGAATCCTTTTTGTGGGTTGTTCTGATATGCTGTAGGTATTGCAGGAACAACTCCAAGATATGCTGGTGCTTGACCTAACGGACCATCAAAGAAGAATCCTAGAACCCAATCACCTTCTACTGGTGTCTTAGATTCATCCGATGAGTTCACTGGGAATATAGGATGTGCCCAAGGCAGGTCTGCCGTTGGTATTAAATTTTTGTCAGCAGTATGCCAACCAAACACTCTAATTTGACAACGACATAGATTTAATGGATCATTTCTGTTTTCGACTACACCTATCCACCAGGTGAAGCCATTTAGCCCCATGTAAACTGTTGATTGATCCATTATTTCTTCACTCCCGCTACTGTATTTTTGAATATCGGTCTTGCATTATCAACGTCAAGATATGGTTCTGGTAAACTATCTTTTACGACTTCAAGAACTGTTGAGTAACCACCTGTTTGTAGAATATGTCTAACCGCAGTAACGAGATATTTTCCAGAGTAATATTTGTCTATCTGCTTTGGGTCACCACTTGATGCAGGTTCTTGAGATAGTAAATTGAAGTTAATTGTTCTACCAACTGTGACATTTGGATCACCAGCAATGTACAACTTCATTCTTGCATAGTTTGCTAAATTAATTTGTGATTTTCTCAAAGAGAAAAATGTCTCAACAAACATATCTTTTGTAACTGATCCTGGTCTAGATTTAATATAATCCACTTTGTTCATATCACTATTTGTTCCAGCTAGTTTTAAACATGCTTCAGGTGTTTGGTACAATGCATGACCAAATCTATTTTGTAGATTATTGATTACAGGATTCTTATTCAACGATTTAGATTTTTGCTGATAGTCAAGATAATTAAAATCAGTTATCTTATAATCTCTCAGAAGTGGATTGACTGTTATCAGACGATTTGCAAACATACCAGATGAGATACCTTCAATCGCATTAAAAGAGTTGATAATTTCGTAGCCAAGCACATTGAATATTTCTTTGTCAATGTTTTTGTCGTACTTTTCCATACTAATATTTTTTGGTCTGTATTCATATGTGTAGTATGGTTGCTTTTCAAATAAACTCTGCAATGAAGCAAAGTTATATCCTTCAGCATTTTCAAAGAACAACATATCAGCACCAAGCTTAGTTGCAGACTGAGCATACAAAGAAACCATATTGATTGCTTCAAATGGTTTCAAAGTTGGAATGATTATGCTGTATAGACCTTTAGTTTGTTCTATGTTCTTAGGATTATACTTGTTCGCTGGTACTTTAAGATAAGTAGTGAGAACGTCATTTACTATCTGTGTAATATTCTTATTGTTATATGATTTACTTACTTTATATTGTTCCGACAAAAGAAGTTCATCTGAACAGAAATTGATGACATAATTCTCAGTATCAAATCCTGAAGCTTTCTGTCGGTTAGTTACACTATAAACTCTAAACAGTTTATCAATTCTGATATCTGGATTATCATCTTTTCCAAAAACTACTCTAAGATATTCATTACCATGCATTCCCATCTTCTCTATCAAACCTTGAGCATCACTAATGAGAATTTGTCCAGATACGGAGTTTGTGTAGATATCTTCAAAATAGGAAAGTTCTACCATCATTGGTTTTAAATCCAATGTGATAAATTGTCCAGAAAGCATATTCAAAGCAAGTAGATTATAATCCTTAGAATATCTAATCCCAAGACTAGTATCGCCTGTCGAATAATCTCTATTCGCTCCTACCGTGCTATTGTCAACTAAACTTGTTGTCATCTTATGTGCTTAATAATGATTTTAATTTTTCTTCCATAGAAGTAGCATATGTTCTGTTGACAATATTTACCTCTCGTTTGTTTTCATTTATTTCTAGTTCATAATCATATATGTTTTGTGTTTCCTTTGTCTCTGTAACAGTAACATATGTTAACGCATTGAAACTTTTTGTTGTAACTAGATTGCTTGGTAGATTAGCATAAGTCTGTGCGTCAACATTATACTTTAATGTAGTTTCTGTTTCAGTATTGGAGTCAAGAGTTATGACAACTTTCTTATAATATTTAACTGTTGATTTTGTGTATGCTATAACAGTTTGATTATTTGAATTTGCAGCAGCGTAATATTTACTTTGTAAATAGGCCTCAAAATTTTTGTCTGATAATGCTAAATCCCATTGCGGGTCTATAATATTGTTACCATATAAAAATATCCAATATCTGTATGGGTTATCATAATATTTTGATGCTATAATTTCCGGTGTATCACCATCTTGCAAATTGTATTTGTAGAACAGAGAAGGATTGTTTAACAAATTAGGAACTAAATTTACTCTAGCGAGAAGATTAGTTGATAGGTTAACGTTTCCTTTACCATCCGATGTGATGAGTTTTGGAAAATTACTGAAATATCTCATTATCTTACTCTCTTGCTAGGATCTTGATCTGTCATTCTAGTTCTATCGAGAATGTCGAGTTCTTTGAACGATAAGTTCAATCTTGTTTGTACAGGTGCACCACCAGAATATGCTGCCCAACCGTTAGGAGCATAATCTACAGATATATCTTCTAACACACAATCACCAACTTTATATAGGCGATCATTCTCTACTCCAGAAGATACACCCCCACCACCAAGTAGTCTGTTTCCTATCGGCACACCTGGAATAATACTATTACCAGCTTTCTGTAACATTGCGGTTAATCCAGAAAACGTTCCTGATTTTGCCATTAGAAACTGCATATTGAAAATTGATGGTGGGGTAAAATACATACCACTTGTTTCTGTTTGTACTGTAGGTGATGCAGCATAAATGAAAGAGTTTACGATAGCAGAGACTTGATCAGATTCTTCTTTTGTTTTTGGTGTGAATAGAAATTCCATCGTAAATGTTCTAAACCCAACACCTTTATATACTAATTGCAATTGTGGGTTGACTGCTAAACCCATTGCTCTTAAACCTAGATCAGTGGTTTGCATACCGGTTGTTCTGTCTAAAACTCTTAATGCTGCCTCTGGTCCATACTCATTTGCTGCTTTTGATAAAGACTTTGTTAAATTGTTCTGTATCGATTCTCCTCCAGCCGCACCTTTCATTACATCATCAACTAAAGAGCCTATCGCTCCTGCAACTCTGTTCATTCCATTTGTTGCATCCATAATACTCAATTCACTATACTCCGCATGATAATTCATGGATAAAGAATCAGGCATATATAAGGAGATAACAGTAGCAGTTTTTTTTGTTTCTGGTTTTAAATAAGCTTGTAGATTCTTTGCAACGTCAGCACTTTTTGCTGTGACTGCTTGAGCTGTACCTCCAATTTGTTCTACTGTTGTTTGGCTTATTGAATCATATGCGGCAACTACATCAAACTTTTTCGGTACCACGTTAGATATTGTAAATTGAACGATATGCATTCTTGATGGATCATTCCCTAAGTTTGACGGATATTGATAATTGAAGGGAATGTTTTTATTTCCAAAAAGTTTATCTAGAGGTCCTTTTAGAACTCCAGTTAAGCCTCCGGTAGAGATTCCACCGATTTGATTGATGATGGCCATGATCGTTGAATAGATAAGAGATTAATGAAAGTATTTATATGGCATACTCTGGACGATTTAAACCCTCAAACCCCGAAAAATACATAGGCGACCACAGAAATATCATTTATAGATCATCGTGGGAATGTCGTGTTATGACCTGGCTCGACAAGAATGACGATATTCTACAATGGGGTTCAGAAGAACTCATCATACCATACAAATCACCAGTAGACGGTAGGTTTCATCGTTACTTTCCAGACTTTCTAGTGAGAGTCAGAACCAAAGACGGAAAGACAAAGACCATGATTATAGAAGTGAAGCCTGACAGAGAGACAAAAGAACCCAAACCTAGAAAACGACTGACTAAGCAGTATCTACAAGAGGTGACAACTTACGGCATCAATCAAGCAAAGTGGAAAGCAGCACATGAATATTGCTTAGATAGAGGTTGGGAGTTCAAAGTTATAACAGAAAAACATCTTGGAATATAAGATAAATATTATATGGACTCTAAACTTACCCAACTAGCAGAACAAAGATCAATGCTTGACTACGAAATGTTGTCAAAGCAGAGTATTCGTTGGTTTCAAGAACAGGTTAGAAATCTTCGTAATCCATCACGAATGTCTGTAGATATCATTCGTGAACAACAAAGAAAGCAATCAAGAGTATTATTAGGAAATTTATATTTCTTTGCGTATAATCCAAAGTATGCAGATACATTACCATACTATGATATATTTCCTTTGGTATTGGTACTGAAGAAAATGCCACAAGGATTTCTTGGCATCAACTTTCATTATTTGCCACCAGTTCTTCGTGCCGGCTTGCTAGATGCTCTTTTGCCACTTGCTACAATGGATGACGATGGAGAGGGCATAGAGAGGCTGAGAATAACGACTAAGACCTACGATATGCTATCATCTTCCAGACGCTTCAGAGCCTTTCTACCCTGCATGAAGCACTATCTTTATGAGTATATGGGTACACGACCACTAAAGGTATTTCCAAATGAGTGGGAATCGTCTTTGTTTTTGCCAGTAGAGAGATTCCAGAAGCAGAATAAATCGACAGTATATAAAGAATCGGTAAGAAAAATAAGGAAAAAGTAAATGCCATCTTTACAAGAATTTAAATCCAGTTTTAAAACAGAACTGGCAAGACCAGCTAGATTTGATGTGGAGATTCCAGTCCCACTCAAACTTGTGGCATATTTAGGTGTTGGAAGAAACCTGCGTTTACGTTGCGAGAATGCAGAACTACCTAGCAAAACATTTGCAACAACAGAACGTAAGATTTATGGTCCTACAGAGAAACATCCATATCTGACTACATTTAATGACTCAACATTCACCTTCATGGTAAGTGATGATATGTCAGAGAAAAAACTATTTGATGCATGGATGAATCTAATTAATCCAAAAGCAACATTTGATTTGAATTATAAGAATGATTATGTAACAGGAATTACAGTCAATCAATATAACGTAAAAAATGAAAAGACTTACTCAATTACAATGATTGATGCATTTCCTCTTTCAGTTAATCAGTTAGATTTAGATTGGAGTAACGAAAACTCACATCATAAACTTGCAGTTACATTTGCTTACTACACTTGGGAAAACAATTCTATTGCAGCGTTCGCAGAGGATCTTATCAATGCTGGTGTTTCAACCGCTGTCAATATGGCTACCGATGCATTGACTGCCTACGCAGGAAAAACTTCATACAATCCTATGCAGCCTTCAACAGGAGCATCAATTTATGATATGACTGCGGTTGCTCAAGGATTTAAGACTTAATATTATAGGAGATTGTTATGGCTTTGCCAAAAATAGATACACCGATTTATGAACTTGATTTGCCTTTATCTGGAAAACACATTCGCTTCAGACCGTTTCTTGTAAAGGAACAAAGAAACCTTCTGATGGCACTAGAAGCAAGTGATGAGAGTGCTATAGAGCAAAACATTCGTCAAGTGTTACATAATTGTACTTTAACTGAAGATATTGACATTGATAAACTTCCTATCACAGACATTGAGTTTTACTTTCTTAATTTGAGAGCAAGGTCTGTAGGTGAGATTGCAGAAAACAAATATCGCTGCAACAATGAAGTTGAAGGAAAAGAATGTGGTAACATTATGGAAGTAAATATTAATCTGTTAGATATTAAAATAGAAAAGCCTGAAGGTATCACAGATACAATTAGACTGACAGAGAACATAACAGTTAAATTGAAGTATCCAGAGTTCTCTATCATTAAAGAAACAAAGAATACTACAGATATATCAGAATTTGCTTTAAAGATGATTGCAGATAGTATTGAATATATTCATGATGGTGATCAATTTTATTATGCAAAAGAAGCAGACCCAAAAGAATTGTTGGAGTTTGTTGATTCATTAAATCAGCAACAATTCAGTAAACTGGAAGAATTCTTCAACAATATACCAAAACTTGAAAAGACTGTAGATTTTACTTGTAACAAATGTGGCTATGAACACAAACTTGAGATTGAAGGACTCAACAATTTTTTCGTGTAAGTTTTCGTCATGATACATTGCAGAACTACT